TCAACTTGAGTACCTACGACAGACTGCTCTCCTATGTCTCCTAGTCTACCCATGGCCTCGTTAGTTAAGAATCCTCCTGTGGCTCCTAAACCGAGTAAAGCTAAAAGTTCTTGCATTAGTAAGTACCTCCGTCAATTGTTCCTGAATCCAATGTACCTACAAAGTTTAGGTCAGAGATTGTTACAACACCTGTGAACGTGGGGCTATCTGTGTTAGCCTTAGACGCCACTGCTGTTGCAATATTATTAAACTCTGCGCTAAAGTCAGTACCTCGGATAATCTTAGCTGGATCACCTGAAGGCAAAGCATCCTTAGAAGCAAAGTCTGTTGTCGGTGTATAGTTGCTCATAATGTTTTACCTATCAGTGCTAGTACGTTAATTTCTTGTAGTGACAAAGCGAACCCATTGATGTCTGCTTCAAGTCCAATTGTTATCACACTGCCACCTCCTGTGGCGTTAATGGCCCTTCGAGAAATCAAAGTACCACCAGTGAACTCACCTATGTTAAACTCAGAAATGTTATAGAAGGCCGGGTCTTGACTACCTACAGTGTATGCTTGGGATCTAAACGCAGTACTGAAGTCATAAGCCCAATAGATAAATACCGTAGCTGAGTTAGCGCCTACAATGGTGGGCCTGAGCTTCTTAAGGATCTTTAGCTTTGAAGGGTCACCAAAGGTTAGTCCCGGACTGTAGTATTTAAAGCGATAAGGAGCATTATTGTCTGAGTATCCTGAGTAGATGCTTAGACCGTTAGTGTTACCCACAAGAAGCTCTCCTGACCTTATAGTTTCAAAGGAGAAGAAAGAACTAGAGGGCCAACGAGTGACCCTATATGATCCATTCTCTGTCCTACCCTTAAGATCAAAGCAGTACGTAAGATTATTAGAGGGGAACGACACGAGGTAAAATGTATTCTCTGGTGAGTATATGGTAGCTACTGGCCCTTGTCGGTTAACAAGAGTCTCAATGAACTCAGTCTTGATGTTACCACTGAGGTCACTGATAGGCATAGACTTCTCTTGGATGGTTCTACCGAAGCTCCTAAGCCCTGTGTCATCTAAGAAGAGTATGTCAGTACCGATGTGCTGAATAGAGTTTCTATCAATACAACCTACGCCGGGAACTGTGTCAGCAATCGACATAGTAGCTGGAGAGTCTGCACCTTCGTACACAACGATGCTGTGTCTACCAAAGATAATTAGGAGGCTATTGTGTGCTGCGATACCTACGACACTATCGGCACCATCAGGCCAAGCCTCAGAAATATCTATGGAGCCTGAGGAGCCACTAGAGAAATCAGTACCGTTGAGTAAGTCAGACCAATAGATAATCTGTGCACCTTCGTTACTATCGACTACCCAGAGTCTACCGTATGCCGCAGCAACTTCATTACAATACAAAGTTGTAAGCGTTGTGTGTCCTTCGTAGTCACCAAAGGTCTGAAGGCCACCTGTGTCGGTATAGATGAGTGGCTCTTGTCCTCTCTGGAAGAAGTAAGCAGCGTTGTTGAAGTTTACGGTGCGCCAGTCGTTCTCAGCTATTACGTAACCTACTGGTGTTTCGTCAACAAAGTCATGGACTCCTGAGAGTATCTTATCGTTACCCATGCTGAACAGAACATTATTACCTGATTCATCGAAGAACTCGTGTATAGTATGTACGTAATCAATACCTAACTCTGTCTTATCATCTGTAAGAGTGTCGAGTCCCTTACGTGCTGCAATGCGTCCTCGTTTGTCTATGACAGCGTTATCTGCAACATCAGCAAACGAAGGATCCTGCGCTAACGGGGAGTCCTCAGTGTTGATCCCCTTGAACGCAGGAGCAACTAGGTTAATACTTTGTAAGGGCTGGGCCATACACTAGCTCCTAAGGGGTATACCAGTCTGTTGCATAAGGGTGCTTCTGTGCGTCCAGAGCGATAGCGTCAGAAAGATACTGATTAGCAATAGCAAAGTACTCGGCTGTTGATGTTCCTCCTGTCTCGCCTCGCTCACGGGCTGCTAAGGCTACCGCGAGGTGAATCACAGGCATGTTAGGAATCATTAGCTTATCTGTGTCAGCCACTAGCTCATCGTTACGTAAGACACAGTTGAACCTAACAACATAAGCACCGTCAGGCTTAGGGTATACATCTATCTGAGTATCGCCATTAGAATCAAGGCCCCTATAGGTGTACAACTGAGGTGACCCCTTAACAGGCTCTTGGTTGTAATACTGATTATCAAACCAGTCAGTAGTACGATAGTCCATGAAGAAATCAGAGGTGTCGTTGATTACATTCAGAGCCTTCACAGTGTCCTTGGTGTCAAGTAGAGGGTAAGTTAAGACATCCTCAGAGGTCGTGAACACTACTGTAGTCCGTAAGGCTGACCAGTCCCAAGAAGTCTCTATAAGTTTCTTAGCATCGTTAACGAAGTCACCTATCATCTTACTGTAGGTAGAGGAGTCAACACTAGGAACCTCCTCTTCTCGCATCCTTCTCAGGACGTTGTTTACTAATTGTAAATATGTCATGCAAAGTACTCCGAAAACAGAGATGAAACAAGTGACTTACGCTGCTTAGATTCGATTAAAGCTTGGATCTGCAAGGGATTATAATCAATGCCACTTAAGAAGCCTTCAAACTCACCGTTATTACTGCCTCCAGCACCTCCACTAGCTCCACCACCCCCGGTTATCGGAGGCTCTTCTGGAGGAGGGGGAGGAGGAGTGTCTACTATAGGGTCTTCTACTACAGGATCTTGTACTACGGGGTCGTATGCATTACACCCTGAGCCACCACCGAATGTAAATGGATCACACTCTTCTTCCTCAGTTACTACCTCTTCTTCCTCAGTTACTTCTCCTCCTGTTATTACTTCCTCTTCTTCTTCTTCCTCAGGATCAGGTACAGAGTTAAACATACTACTGAAGAGGCTAACGACTTGTTGCTCTCTAGGGTTTATCTCACCCTGCTCATAAACTACACTTTCTCCTCCAAAGGTAAGCCCATCTTCAGGCTCCTCGACTTGCTCCTCAGGATCAGGGACGGAGTTGAAGGCGCTGCTAAAGAAGTCAAGGACTTGATTTACTCTAGCGTTTTCTGCTGGCTCTTCTTGCTCCTCGACTTGCTCCTCGACTTGCTCCTCAGTTTGCTCCTCAGTTTGCTCCTCAACTTCTTCTTCTTCTTCTTCTGCGCCACCTACAATAGTATCTTCTTCAGAACTACCTATGGTTTCCTTAACCCAGTCGTACACATCTTGACCTGCTGCAACACCGCCTACAAGGACATCCCAGACACTTGAGGGGACATCTAAGGTTCCCTCTAGTATCCCTTGTACGAAGGCTCCGGGATCAGAAACAATGTCTCCAAAGACATCTTTAACCTTGTTAACCAATGTTCCTACAGGGTCGTTGATTAAATCCTCCACAGTGCCTATGACTGTAGATGACGGGGGTAAACCTACGGGAATACCGGGGATGAATACGTTTTGGTTAGCTGGGTTAAATATAGACCCACCACCAGTAGCAATAACACCGTATCCTCCATTGAGTATTTCCCAAATGTCTCCACTGGGTAAATCAACACCTACAGAAGTAAGCACACCTCTAATGGCATCTCCCCACTCCTCAGGGTCGCTAGGTAGGGCATCTTTAATGTTACCCCAGAGTTCTTCCCAAGTTGGGAACTCTTCTTTAATCTTATCAATCCCTTCTTGTACAGTAGAGGTAACACCTTCAACCAATGTTTCTTCAGTCTCCTCAGTCTCCTCAGGAGGGTTACCATCAGTACCGTTGATTGCAGTGCCTCCTGCGTTAATCAACTGTTGGTCTTGCTCCCAAGGTTCTAGGTCATCCCAGCCTTCTTGGTTGTATATGGAATCCTTAAGGTCTTGAGCAGCCTGTACTTCAGCATCAAGCTCCTCGTTACCGTTGACCCTTACGGTTTCAATTTGAGTTTCTATTCCGTTCTCGCCAGCCACTTCTATGTAGTTATCACGTACAACAGTGTCTACAAAACCATCACCGTCTGTGTCAATAGCATAGGCACCTGTGTCATCGAAGGGGTCTTCTCCATCTACAGAATAAGGATCATCTAGATCAGGCTCTTCATTGTACTCAGCTAACCACTGTTGAGCACGGTCATAAGCAGGGGAGTTTTCTCCTATGCTGTTAACTTTATCAACGGCTTCTTGACCAAAGTAACAAACTAAGTTATCCCCGCTGCCATGGTTGAAACCTCCATTAGCTTTACAAGCTTGTTTGAAAGCTCTCACGGCCTTTCTGTAGGCGGTATTAGCACCCTGCGCGGAACCCGGCCCTGTAGGTAAATCAGGGGTGTTCTGACCTATGTTAGGATCAAACGGAGCAGTATTCTTATCATTCAAGTTGTCGTAATATTGCTGATCTATTGTTTGACTATTATCGGCAGGCATTATTTATCCCCTCAACATCCGTCAGAGCTACCACCAAAGGTGAACCCATCACAGGCTTCTTCTGTCTCCTCTGTCACTACCTCTTCTACTACACAGGAGCCGCTGCTGCCACCAAAGGTCAACCCCGACTGTGGACACACCTCAGTAATCTCCACCAAAGGTGTCAAGGGTCTAATGTCGAAGCCACCCTCGTTGAACCGTGTGAACGTCCATACAGTCCCATCATCTATGTACACCTTGGAGCCTACAGGTAACGCTACGACCCTACCGTCATCTAAGTAAATCTCAGCAGCCATAGTAGAGAAGGTGACTAAGGTGAGTAGTAGAACAAATGCATTCATTTCTTGATTTCCTTTGTGTGAGTTTCAGTTTCAACTTCAGTGTGAGCACAGAAGCCCAAGCACACCGTAGATTTCTCTCGTAGTGTGCCTGAGCATCCACAGAGTAACACGAGTGCTAGGGCTACTAAGGTCTTCATTAGACCTCCATAGTAGCTGCTTCAGGAGCCGCCCAAGGCAACCCAGTACCCTTAGTGGGTTTAGCCTTCTCAGCAACCTGAGCGTTCACAGCAGCTTCTATGGTGTCCTTCTCAGACTTAGGGACGTTGCCTTCTGCATCTACATCCATCGTTACTACACCCATGTCCGTCAAAAGCCACTCTAGAGCTGCTTCCTCAGTGATGTTGTCCCAACCAGTGAAGGTCTTTGTATCACCCTGAGTGACTGCTCGGGTGCCTATGTAGCGACCCGTGTTGCCTTCAGCGTCCTCACCAGAACAAACCCAATGTGTACGAGTAGGAACCTTAACGCCTCCCTTAATGTCGTAGTCAATGGCTACAATGCTCCATGTAATCGTTGTCATTCTTTATGCTCCTTTGAGTGCCGCTACTTCGGCCTTTAAGTCTTGGATTTCTTTGATCATCATTGGGACTAGCTTGCTGTAGTCAACTCCCCACATGTCGTCATCAGCCTCACCACGCTTTACAGCATAGGGAGCTACAGTCTCAAGCTCTTGAGCTATAAAGCCGTGAGCGACACTAGAACCATCTTCCTTCCAGTCGTAAGATCGAACCCTTAGATCGTCAAGGTTGCCAGCAGAAGCATCTACGATGTTCTCCTTGAGGCGTTCGTCCGATGGGCTGTAGGTGCCTGAAATAGTTAGGTTACCTGAGTTGTCAAGGGTCATTCTTGTGACCATCGACCCATTGCCTGTGTACCACTTAAATCCACCGCCAGATTGCCCCTCCATCATCCCATACTGGGTGAGCGTAGAACCAAAACTAATGGATGGAGCGCCAGTGGATTTGCCTAAGATTATCTGAGATCCTCCGGCTGAATAGACACTTAACGGGCCACCGCCACCTTGAGCCATTGCGGAACTAGTGCCAACCACAATGCCGTCATTAGGAACCACTACGTCACCGCCTTCGAACGTCCAAGAGGTAGAGCCGTTGTAGTACAAGTAGCCAGTGGCGCTTGACTTCAGCAGTATGTGGTTTGCACTAACGGCGTTGGCCGCGTTGCCAGACGAGTTAATGATGATCCCGTTAGCGCCTTGGTTGGTCTCGCCTGCTCTGTTTCCGATAGCGATTGAGCTAACGCCTTGGCTGTCGTTACCTGCTTTATATCCAACAGATACACCATATTCGCCTTGGTTCGCATTGCCTGACCCACCACCGACTGCCGTAGCATAGTTGCTTTGGGCGTCCTTGCCTGCCGAGGTTCCTACAGCTACAGCATTAGTGCCTTGGGTTGTCTTGCCTGCGTCATTGCCCACAGCCACAGCATTAGCGCCTTGGGTTGAGTTTCCTGCATTACTACCAACAGCAACACAGCTACCGCCTTGAGTTGACTCGCCAGCAGATTTACCAACAGCAATAGAGTTACCACCTTGGCTTGTTTGTCCTGCGGTATTTCCAATAGCAACCGTAGAAGTCCCTTGGCTTGAGTTCCCTGCTAAACGGCCAACAGCAACAGCACTATCGCCTTGGCTTGTCGCACCCGCATCAGGGCCAGCAGCAAACGCATTAGAACCAGCCCCCGGTTGAGCAGCCTCGAAGCCACCTGTTACCGTTGTGGTTCCTGCGGCGTCGATACGGAGGCGCTCGTTAGAGTCTTTAGAGAATAATAGCGCCCCGTCTGCTACGGTTTGGATTTTATAAGCCACCGACACATTAGACGAATCTCTACCTAGTAGATTTAAAGTTGCTGTATTACTAGCGCCAAGAGCTTGAACAGTTAAAGCGCAAGAACTACCATCTTCTAAAACGTGAAGCTTCGCGGTCGGGGAGCTGTATCCAATGCCCACGTTTCCGTCAGAGTCGCAGTGGAGAACGTCAGCTTGAGTACCATTGTACTCCGTGAACAGAGATAACCCTGAACGCGTTGTGCCTTCTCGGTGAACCTTGATACCAGCTTCTTGTCCACTATCGGCTGTTCCTACGATTATCGGGGCGGATGATGATGTGCCAGTGGTGGCAATGATCTTTCCTGCGGCGTCTACAATAACTCTTTCATTTGCTGAGTCGCCTCCTGTAAACATCATAAGACTATCTGACGAATAGATGTTGGCAGATGCATTTTGCACGTCATAACTGTAAGACGACTTAGTAACCCCATTATTCTGCAAAGTCATCTGAGTGAATCTTTCCCCAGAATTATCAAGAATTAATTGGTCTCCGTTAGCGCCTAGCACTGCTAATTTTGCGAGACGATTATCCGTACCAA